ATCGACGAAATACACTTCTCAAACGTTTTACCCTCAGTCAGTGATCCGGCTTTAGGGGATGTCTTTCCCGGAGTAAGCAACTCCTTGCGTGTGGGAGACGGTAGGTCTGACAAGATTGTTTCAATAGTTCCTTTTAAAGATTTCAGACTGGCTGTCCTTAAGGAAAACAGTGTTCATATTGTGGACGCTAATCCAGCCATTCAAGGTGGTGTCGCGAACTACACTATACAGCTTGTGTCTGATCGTGTTGGTTGCCTTGCGGAAAAGTCAGCAGTCAGAGTTGGTAATGACATAATGTTCCTCAGCCGGGATGGAGTAAGGACGATTGGTAGTGCGTATCAGCAAGACCAGATCGGAACTTCAGATCCTATCTCGCTTCCCATTCAAGATGTCATTGAGAAGATAAACTGGGAGTATGCCAGTAAATCTTGCGCCACTTTCTGGCGAGGTCGTTACATGCTGACGGTCCCCTATCTCAATTCAACAGTCCCTAATGTGACTATCGTTTACGATACAAACACGAAAGCTTGGGCCGGGATCTGGACGGAGTGGAAACCAAGCATGTTCGATGTCTATGAACCCCTCGATGGAAGAAGGCGTTTAATTTGGCCGGACACCAATCATAACAACGTTGTTTACCTTCGGGATCACATCGACGAAGACGCAACCGTTGAAACAGATTTTACAGACAACCTCGACGGAACATTCCAGCCGGTTCCGTTTGAGATACTGACTCGCGCAATGACTTTCAATGATCCGGTCAGTCCGAAACAGTGCGACTTTGCCGAGCTGGAATTCTTTAAGTCAAAGGCCCGAGTTAATGTTGAGCTTGTAATCGATGGTCTTGATCCGTCTGCAATTGACTCGGGGACACTGATCGAAACCGGAACGGGTGATCTCACGCTTGACTTTGTCTTGCCATCAGTTCTCGGGACTCCCGGCGTGATACGACACAACCTCTCCTTGCTTGGCAACGAGTCCGGACGAGAGTTCCAAGTAAGAGTCACAAGTTGTGATGAGACCCAGCTTGTTAATGCGGGGTTAACCAACAACGAGCAACGATATATCGCAATGCGATACGTTAACTTGGGAGCGTTCATCGATACGATGGAAACTCAGAAATGAAGATCCGAGACATCATAGAGTTTACAAATGAGCATGGTAACGGAAAAGTTTTTAAGGGGTGGACTGAAAGGGAGATCGAAGCGCATCTCACTTTTCAAGCCAATGACGGGACTCTCATGGTCACCGAGAGCAATGGGGAGATTACAAGCTTTTCAACATACAAACAAATCAAGAACTTTGATGGGGATATTGAGAAAGTTTTTTGGGAACCCACCGATAGAACCGGTGATGATATTTACATTCATGAGCTTGTGTCAGTCGACGGCACCTCAACTAATCACATGCTCTCAGTGTTTGAGAGATCTTGTCCAAATGCAGACCGGTTGAGTTATTGGGCGCACCGAAAAAATAAACTTAAAAAATACAGTCACAAACAACTCAAAAGATTTTTATGTCATCACCAAAAGCACCACCACCACCGGATTACGCCGCCGCAAATAGAGAAGGCATAGAAGCGGACATCGAGACTTTGCCGGTTCGTAAGCTGATAGAAGCAGCAGCCCGAATGGGAACAACTGCGACCTACACCGATGCGGACGGCAACGAGAAGACAGTCGACTTTGCGGGTTACGGAGACATCGACCAGACTCGTCAACAACTTGAGTTTATGGCTGAGTCTGCTGACACGTTAGCAGAGGCTCAGATCTCTACTCAAGAAAAGTTCGGTGAACGGTTTGTGGCACAACGGATGAAAGAACTTGAACAGTCCGATCCTCTCGGAACTAAGGTTCGTAAGATGTTGGGTGAAGAAGCAATTGCGGATCTGGAAGCGGGTTATGGTCTCAGCGATGGATTAAGGAATCAAGTTGAGCAAAGCATTAGAGGCGCACAAGCGGCGCGAGGAAACATTCTTGGTTCGGCTGCTGGTCAAGCCGAAGCTTTTGCTCTGGGTGACGCGGCAATCCGTCTTAGACAGCAAAGTCTTGCAAACGCTGCCAGTTTCCTCAGCGGCGTGACACCGGTCGCTCAGTTTGGTGCAATCAGTGGAGCGCAACAAGGTGCGTCAGCATTCAACCCGATGGGCATCCAGCAAGGCATGGGACTCAATCCCAACGCGGGACAGCTCGGTAGTAATTTTGCAATGAACAGTTATCAGCAGCAGTCACAGAATGCTATTGCTGAGGCTCAGAACAATCCTTGGAACACAGTTTTGGGTAGTGTCGGTGGAATAGCCATGTCTGGTTTAACTGGGGGAATAGGTGGAATGATGAAGAACTCATCAAACGATTTTATCAAAGGTTTTGGGAAAGGAATGGCGTAATTATGAGCTTTGCAAGTGGATGGAATGCGGGAATGAATCTTACTGCTCAACTCAGAGCAGACTCTCGGGCGAGAAGGCAAGAAAAACGTCAAGCAACGCTTGATGAAAGGGCCGAAAAGAGAGCAAAGGTTCAAGACGAAATCAGCAGCATTCAAATTAATGAAACAAAGAACAAAATTGCACGCCAGCAAAAAGTCAGAATACAAGAAAACCTAAACCGTGCCGCGTCAAAGATTGCGGTTGCGCGATTTAACGAGACGGTCAAAAAGCTGGACCCAGATGATGTCGAGGGTTACGCGGACGTTTATGCTGAATACGCTCCACAAGTGATCGACCCCAATGTGAGGGAATCGTTCCAAAATATACATGCAGTCCATGCCGCTAACTACAAAGAAAGAGAAGGCACAATTAGTTACCTTCGAAAAGAGGCAAAAAGAAAAGATGTCGTAAAGACCCTTGATGAGATGGATACTCGCGGGCTGTCAGCGGACCCTAGTACACCGGAGGGTATGGAGAAAATCAATGGCTACAAGCGTTATGATATGGTTAACAAGCAGATTGAGTCTACCGGGTTTACGTGGGATCAGACTGGCATACAACCTACCGGATATACCCTCTCTCCAGAGAAGATGGCAGTAGCTGAACAAGCTCTCCAAAAACTCAACAAAGAAAGAGAGGAGAAAAAACTTAAAACTCCAACGGAAAGACAAAGGATTGATGCAGCAACAAGGGTTAAAGCAGTGGAAGCTCAATCACTACCAGTAAGACTTGAAGCTTCGTTTGGCGGTTTACCAATGGACCAAAACCAGAGGGAAGGACTAGCCGATGCCATGATGGGTATGGATCTGCTTGAGGATAGTCAGCGAGCACTGGAAGAACTGGGAGTCCCTACTGGCAAGGGTGTGGGTTATGTCGCGAGTCAGATAATGAGATTTGCTCAACAAGATATTTCTGTCTCTGATTTTGAGGCAGCAGTCACAAGGCTTATTCCTAAACTTGCACGAGGAACTTTTGGTGAAGTTGGTGTGCTGACAGATGTGGACATTGAAGCTTACAAGAAGACTGTTGCAAGCCTTGGTCAGACTAAGGGAGCAAACGAACTTGTAATGGCTCATACTCAAGCACTCATATCAAAGAACCTAAGAAAAACACTTACCTTACTTTCGAGTCAAGGTTATGACGTGTCCTCGCCTACGTTCCGTGCTCAAGCTGAAAAACTAAAGCGATCTCCTCGCAAGGTTTACAGATCAAGAGATGCCGTTGGGAGATATTTTAAAACAGACCTTGAAACCGGAGCGATAAACGAGGGTGATTACGTTGCCATCTATGATGACGAGCAGAAAAAGGTGGTCACGAGAGAGGTTCAGTCACTAGAAGCATACACAAAAAAAGGTAACTAATGCCAACAGAGGATTTCAGTATCTCGTTTGAAGATTTGGTAGACGCTTCACCTAATCCGGACACTCAAGATCAGTCAATAAGCTTCGATGATGTTGAGTCCTTTAAGGTTGAAAGCAAAACCGAAGAAAGTGAACCTATCTCATTCGGAAGTGTCGTTGATGAGTTTTCTTTGGATGATCCCGAGACGCTTTACAATGCGATAAAAAGGAATCCGGGGCAAAACTACACAGACGAGCAGATAGACGCTTATCTCACTTTTGCTTCACAGAAAGAGTTTAAGCCCGGAAAAGTTTTGAGTTCATTTACTCAAGGCATTGGTCCGGCTGTCTTGGAACTCGGCAAAGGTGCTTATGACATACTTAAGCAAGGGTATGATCTAGCGACTGCTAACAGATTCAGCGAGAAAAAGAAGATCATGAAAGAGATGGGCTACACTGCTTTGGAAGGTGTTGCTCGTGGTGCATATGATCTCGGAATGATAGGTAAGATTATAGGTCTTAATAATTCATTGCACAAAACTGATTACTCCCAAGCTTCTGCAACTTCATATTCAATGGGAGGTCATTCCCAAGGCACGAAACAGATAAGTTA